ACATCTATTAATAACATAAGGAGGATATGTCTTTATATCATAGGACAAGTCTTCCTTATTAAAGTTTATAGAATTTAACCAATCTTTTAATTCACTCATCCCATGCCCTCTTTTTCCAGTCAGAATACATCTGACCATAAACCATTCCTTCATGTGCTCCTATCTTAGCACCTTCTAGAAGTTCTATTTGCCTCTTAGTTAAATTACCTTTCATAGATTCAAGATAAGATTTTTCCCAGTTAGGAATATCTTTAATGTATTCTTTCATGATAACTCCTCAATTTTGTATTTCCAATAGTCCCTTTCCTCATCATCAATCCAAGGAGAATGAACCATTACATGTGCATGTTGCAACCATTTTTTCTTACTCCAATCTTTCTTTGGAGTCATATGATCTTTAAGACTCATAGTTCATAAGGATCAACTCCTTTCTTTCTTTTTGATCTCTCATATACTCACCAACAGAACGCATAGTGTAAGTAAGATCAAATTCAGATGCTTTCCAATCTTTAAATCTGTTCTTAACTAACTGGTCAGAATTGTAACTAACCATCTGAGATACTGAACTATTAGAACAATCTTCAGCAAATTTATCATGATCAAACTTCTTATGCATTGATCCCTTATGCCCATAAAGATTATCCTTAATATCATAAGGAGGATCTAAGTACATAAACAATCCATCGTGGACATCTGTTCTAAAACAATATTCATATGAATACTGATTTATATGCCAATGAGATATTATTTCTGAATACTCAGGCAACTTTTCTATACCCCTCATAGAGAAGTTAGAATCACTTGCTTGTGCTGAGAAAGAAGATGACTCTGTAAGACCAGAGAAACTACACTTATTTACAACATAAAATGCTACTGCTCTTTCAAGATCAGTCTTAGTTTTATCATTTACAATATCCTTCATCTCTGCAAATAAACATCTAGCAGAATCCTGATTACAATTAATAATTTTAAGATTCTTTAATTCAGTATATAATTCATCACCAAACATCTGAAGATTAGACCAGAAGTTCATTAATGGTTCATATAGATCATTAACAGTAATCTTAAGATGTGGATACATCTGACTGACATATATTGCTACACTACCACCACCTAGAAATGGTTCTCTATACTCAGTATAATCCCTAAGGTTAGGAAAGTATTGTCCCATCTTACTGACTGCTCTAGACTTGCCACCTGGATACCTTAGAGGAGTTTTCAATCCCTTCTTCATAATTAATACTCTCCTATTTCATTATCATAATAAGACTGAAGAGTCCCACTGTATAATGTTTCACTAATCTTCCCATTTGGTGTAGTTACTGTAGGAGTTACAATATCATTCTTTTCGCCAAATTTCTTCTGAGGTAATGTTGCTTCCCATGCAGCAATCAATATCTCCAACTCTTTTATTCTTTCTTTTGCTTGTGCTATTCTATCTTTGGTGTTCATTTGAATTCACACTCCACCATGATTTCAGTTAAACATGCAAGCATATTTATTTCCTGATCAGCTACGAACGCGATCTGGTATTGATACTTAGCAATAATAAGAACAGCAGCAGGAATGGAGGAAGGAACCAAGGAACTTGAAAGAGAATCGTAAATCCT